ACGCTGGATTTTGTGGCGTTGGTGTAGGAATAGTAACTTGTTTATAACGCAGATTTTCAGGTTTTAATACAAAAGCATATCCACCGTCATCAAAGAAAACCGCATTTTCTTTCAAAAAATTGTCTACATATTGATAACGCATTGCAACCATTTGACATCCTGTGGCTCTACATAACATTCCACTTGGATTGCTTGGATTTACACCAACATCAGGATAAACAATTGTCATACATCTTTGATTAAATTGTTCTAATTCATTAATATCGGGTGTATTTTTTACGTCATAATATGACAAAGATCGCATAAACACTGAATTACTCGTCATATTCACATACTCCATAAATTCTTTATTTTCCAAATAAGAATTATTTGATTTGTCTACTATTAAAATAATTTTATTCATGAAAGATGTTAAAGGCTGTGCACCAACATTTTTACCATGATTTTCGTAACTATAATTTTTACCTAACATGATACTATCATATGATTTGAATATCCTTGCTAAATTATTATACATTGCTGACTCATTACTTTTAATTCTTAAATGAATAATTAAAGGATCCGTTGGGTTTGGAACAGTTCCACCTGAAAAAGCATAATTACTTATTGTTTTCATTACTTCACTGAAGTTAACACTATTAAATGTCTCTTTCACATAATAATTTTTAGAATTAGAACTACTACTAGAAACAACTGGAATATTATTAACATTGTATATTTCAAAATCTAAACAACGAACTCCTTGTTTTAGGATACTTTTCAAAATACAAATATCCACATAATCATTTTGATAACTTCCTCCACTACAAGCATTAAAAGCTGTTTTAATGTAATAATCATATAAATTACCATTACAAACACTTTGAGTTTTTGATATAGGTTTAATATTTCCGTTTATGGATGGATACAACATATTTAAATAATTACATTCTTTGGATTCTAGAGTTGTTAAATAAATCATATAAGAGACATAACTAATTACAATAATTAATATAAGTGCTAAAATAAAATAAGAAACAAAATCTTCGTTCATATTATATATTGATTTCATATTCAAATTCAACATACTTACTATTATATAATAATATTATTTACCTGTAAAAAATATATTATCATAAATATTATTATTTAAAATTAAATATTATTATATAATATTAATTAACAACTGATATTATATGGCAGGTGGATTATTAAATTTAGTATCAAGTGGACAACAAAACGTAGTATTAAATGGTAATCCTTCAAAAACTTTTTGGAAAGCAGCTTATTTAAAGTATACCAATTTTGGTATGCAAAAATTCAGAATAGATTTTGAAGGCAGCACAACCTTACGTTTGGCAGAATCATCTACATTTCAATTTAAAATTCCAAGATATGCGGATTTATTAATGGATACTTATATTGTATTGGATTTACCATCTATATGGAGTCCAATTTTACCTCCTCAAGAATACACAAATCAAGATGGAACAACATCATATACTGATTGGGCTCCATATGAATTCAAATGGATAGATTACATCGGTGCAATGATGATTGAAAAAATAACTATTAATTGCGGTAATCAAAAACTACAAGAATATTCGGGTTCATATATTTTAAATATGGCACGAAGAGATTTTACAGGTCAAAAATTGAAATTATTTTATGAAATGATTGGACACGTCCCAGGATTAGTTGACCCAGCAAATGCAAATAGTCGCGTTAACTCTTATCCCAGTTCTTATTATACAGAAAATCTTGCTGGCGCCGAACCCTCTATAAGAGGAAGACAATTATACATACCTTTGAATTCGTGGTTTACACTTAAAACCCAAATGGCGTTTCCTTTGGTTTCACTGCAATATAATGAATTACAAATTTATGTAACAATTAGACCTATAGGCGAATTATTCAAAATTAGAGATGTTTTTGATTCAGTTAATAATTATCCATACGTGGCGCCTAATTTTAATCAGTATCAAAATCAAATGTATAGATTTTTGCAAACACCTCCCGATATAGAATTGGGAATTAATTCTTATTTAGACCAGCGTAGTGTATGGTTTCCAAATATACATTTAATGTCTACTTATTGTTTTCTTTCAAATGATGAATCGCGTATTTTTGCAAAAAATGAACAAAAATATTTATTTAAACAGGTCAATGAAAAAGTGTTTTATAATGTTACTGGTCCAAATAAAGTAGATTTAGATTCGCTTGGTTTAATTTCAAGTTGGATGTTTTACTTTCAACGAAGTGACGCTAATCTACGCAATGAATGGACAAATTATACGAACTGGCCATATAATTATTTACCGTCTGATGTCACACCTGCTCCTACATATGGTGATTATAAATTAAAAAATGGTGGAAGTATTGGCCCTGGAGTTAACCCTGATGGACTTTTAACTGGCTATATGACTTCAGGCACGTTTACACCTCAAAATATTAAAGAAATATTAATCGGTATGGGTATTTTACTGGATGGGCAATATAGAGAAAATATACTGGATAGTGGTGTGTTTAATTATATAGAAAAATATACTAGAACAGCTGGCGCCGCACCTGAGGGATTATATTGTTATAATTTTTGTTTAAACACATCTCCTTTGGATCTTCAACCGTCTGGTGCCATTAATATGAATCGTTTCAACCAAGTGCAATTTGAATTCACAACGGTCATTCCAGCATTGGACCCTTTGGCGCAAGTATTAACTATTTGCGACCCGGAATCAGGTGATATTGTTGGTATTAATAAACCCACCTGGAGAATTTATGAATACAATTATAATTTGTATGTCATGGAAGAACGAATTAATATGGTAGTGTTTGTTGGTGGAAATGCGGGGTTGATGTATGCTACCTAATCCACCTTTGGGAAAAGTTGCGCAAAATTTGCTGCTTTGTTGTTAATATTTTAGAGATAATAAAATATTAAGGACAATAAGTTATTAATTTATCTTACGACGTAACGTAACGGTTTATTTATAATTTGTTCAAAGACCACATTCATATTATTGGTTCACTTTTTACAGTCGGCTTTAAGCCCTTTGGGGGATTTATTATATTAACTTTATTTTTTTTCCAAAAGTATTTTGGGATTTTCAATTTTGGACATTTTTTTTGTCCATTTTTCAAAAATCTGAAAAGGTCTTGGAGAAAAATAAACTTTGTGACCATAATTGAAAATTAGCATGTGGTGACAGAAAAAATAATTTTTGATTTGTTATGATAAAATTTATTTTTATTTTTATTAAAAGCCTAGAAATTATTTTCTTTTAGCAATAAAATGATAGTAAATGATAGTAAAAAGTCGCCAAAACAATGCAAAACTTTTAATTGTGAAATGTGTTATTATACAACGTGTAAACTGTCTGATTACACTAAACATTTATCAACCGATAAACACAAAAAACGTGAAAATGATAGTAAAATGGTAGTAAATGATATTGAAAAGTCGCCAAAAGTCGCCCAATATATATGTGAATGTGGTAATATTTATAAATATGATAGTGGTTATTATAGGCACAAAAAAAAATGTCAGTTATCACAAATTAAAACAGATGATTTATCTGATAAAGATTTAATACTTATGTTGATAAATCAAAACAAAGAACTTATGCAAATAATTAAAAACGGAACAAATAATACTATTCACAACGTTAATAATAATGTAAACTCGCATAACAAAACATTCAATTTACAGGTTTTTTTGAATGAAACGTGCAAAGATGCTATGAATATCAGTGATTTTATAGAATCATTACAATTGCAGGTGTCAGATTTAGAGAATGTTGGGAAGGTTGGCTATATTGAAGGCATTTCCAATATAATTATTAAAAATTTACAGGCCTTAGAAGTGGAAAAACGACCTGTTCATTGCACTGATCAAAAAAGAGAAGTTATGTATGTAAAAGAAGATAATATTTGGGAAAAGGAAGATGAAGCAAACAAAAAATTAAGGAAGGCTATTCGGAAGATTGCGCATAAAAATATTTGTATGTTCAAAGCATACAGAGAGAAATATCCTGATTGTGAAGAATACGATTCCAAAAAAAATAGTCAATACAATACAATTATATATGAGTCCATGGGAGGAAAAGGAGATAATGATTATGAAAAAGACACCAAAATCATCAAGAAAATAGCCAAAGTAGTCGGGATTGAGAAGAGTTAAATTTTTTTGGGATCTTCTTTAAGCCCTTTGGGGAATTTATTATATTTTAACGAATTTATTTTCCCAAAAGTATTTTGGGATTTTCAATTTTGGACATTTTTTTTGTCCATTTTTCAA